TTGGTTTCGCGCTTGCTCGTTTAGCGACCCCAAAAGATTTAAGTTATTCATTTAATAACCCCTTGATTTGATTGATTTATATGCCCTATCTCGCCTGCTAGTGCTGCGTAACCACAGAGGTCTATGGCATTGTCAGTGTGTGCTGGATTGACTTTGAACCGTGCGACCTTGAGCAGTGCCATCATCATGGCTACATCTTGTGAAGTGATTGGTAGTTCGGTGTAGGCTGACCATAGTCTAGCGATGAATGAGAAGTTATTCTCTGCGTTGCCGTGTGTAGCTTGACGATCTTTGGTTATGTATTCGTTTGCTGTCCTTAAAATTTCTGTGCGATCCATGTGCGTCCTCTCTTATGATGTATATTATTATTAATATTATAGCGATCCATTTCGCATAGTCTAACATACATAGCATATAGCACAACACATATTCGTTCATGCGTATGGTCTTGTGCCTTTCTTATCTATAATGAGCGCTTGTTTCCTTGGCTTTATTGTTTCTTTTATAGGTATACTTATATGGACCCAGCTATCAAACTCTCTGATTACTTGGTCGTATTGTATATTGCTTTTAACAATGGCCTTTACTATTTCATCAGGCGTCATGCCTTCTATTCTAATATCAGCAGCACATCCTAAACAATGTTGAGATGTCGGCTTACTTCCTAATAAATTGTTTACGGCAGGTGATCTGTATGCTGAATTAATGCGTATAGGTTTATTAAATAAAGCACGAACGCTTTCTAAAAAATTGGCTAAACGAGTTAAATTGACGACAATATCGTTGTTAGGACTATTGTCTAGGTTATGTCTTATTGCAAGATCGCTGTAACATAATTCATCTAGCGTAAAATGTGGCGTTAGTTTCATTTAACCTTCATTTTTTCAACTGTTCTTAAAGTTCCCATGCCTAATAATCCAAGTAATACTGTTAAAAGAGTATCCATTTGAAAAGGCACAAGAATTGGTTGTCCGCCGCAAAGCATGAGAAGCCAATTGAGTAAGGGAAATATAACAAAGTGAAGTGCGAAAGCAATTGAGCATATCCAGCCCACGCTTGGTCGCCATCCTGATTTAAATATATTATCTGATTGTGCTTCAATTGCATTTACCTTTATTTGTTCAAGCGCTATTTGAAAATCTTGCGTTGTTAATAAGTTTTGTAATTGTTCTTGAGCTTCAGCCCTTTTGTTTTTATCAGGTATTACTCGATCAAGAACATTGCCTATTGTGCCTATAACCGCATCTAAAAGTGCCATTAAAATTCCTCTATATCAAATTTATACATATCACATATTCTTTTTGCTATTTTATTAAATTTTAACTCATGTTGATCAAAATCGCTATGGTTTGCTTTGTATAATGCCACATGAATGCACTCATGCATCATAGTTTCAAATATTTTGTGCCAAGTGTCACACATTTTGTCTATTTCTATTCTCATAGGCTCTGTGTGAAAGTATCCCATGACTTCGTTTGTATCTATGACACTAAAACTAATTTTGTGTGGCTGTGGCATGCGATATTCGTTGAATGGTGGTAGCGAAGCACATAATCTATATATTTTGCGTAAGTTTTGCTTCGTTAGCAATTTGGTTGGCATAATCCACATCCGTGTATTCAATTATTCCGTTTGATGAGTAATATAAATATTTACCTTGGTTTTCCTCTTGTGTTTTTAAAGTATGATGTGTTGTGCATAAGCTTTGAAACAGATTGGTTTTAAATTTGTTTTGATCTTGCCTATGTGGAAATACATGGTCTATTGCTGTCGCCTGGACCACTCGGCCTTCAAGTAAGCATGCCGCACATAACGGCTCTTTACTTAATTGAATGATTCTTTGCTTTTTCCAGTATCCAGTTGAGTATAGTTTACTATTCTCACGGCCTTTATCTGTAATACCGCCACCATGGTCTGCGCAGAAGGTGGATCGGCTTGTCTTATCGTTTTTACACCCTAACTCTCTGCACTTTGTGTTGAGAGGTGCTGTTGGCATTATTTAAGGAATGTCAATTTGTATAGAGTTGACTCTACAAGGCTTAATAATGCGTCCACTTCGTTTTGTAGTGAAGTATATGGTCCGACCACATCTCTGTTAGCTACTATGTAATCTCTAATTGATGTAACTTCTTCAATTGCAGTTGCTTTTGGTCCTTCATAGCTTACTGGGTATGTAATAATTGTGCCGTATGCGCCTTGGTATTGTTCAATGATTGTATCCACGGCATCCGGAAGCTTTTCGTAATATCCTTGGAGCGCTTTATGTTCAGCATATGATTTAGTTTGTAGATGTAATATGTGGCCGTTTGTTGATGCGTTTAATAATTTTAAAAAGAATTCACCGATAGTCACGCTTGGCGATACTAATTCTGCTTCTTTAATTGAGTAGACTTTATTCATATTTTTACCTGTTTATTAGATATATGACGATTGTCATAATTATTACACCGAGAAGTAATTCTAACATATTTTGTCCTCAAGTATTGTTAAAGTTTGGTGTAAAAGCTCTGATTCTGTTCCATACTTTTTTTCAAATGTTTTTTGACCTGTATGGAGCGCCACACCGTAACCGCCATGTTGATGGTGCATCGGACACAAAGGAATAGCCAAACTCCAATGGCTGCGCTGACCCAATCCAGCCCCATGCCGTATGTGGTGAATATGTGGAGCTGAATAACCATGCCCAAGATTGCGGCACACAATACAACCCATTTGAGATAGTTTTTCATAGTGTTTTCTTTCATCTTTAGTCATCTAATTGTTTTCTAAATTCCTCTAATGAACGGCTTTGGACTAACTGGGAGTTCTTTATCTCATATAGGCCTGCTTTGGTCGTAAATGTAGTGCCGTCTGATCTTGTTCTTATTGCGCCTTCAGGATAAAAAATTGCGTTATCTGCAAATTCTTTTTTATTTATCCATCCGCATATTGTTAATTCAACAGTTAATTTGTTTATGCTGCAAAATATATATCTATCTACATTGTTGCTCGCTTGAAGCGCTATTAAATTGTTTACATAGTGTGGCTGTGGGTATGTTTCACGGCCCATAGTTTTAATGTCGTATGTTTTATTATTGTATGTAAAGTCTATGCCTCCATCAGGTCCTCCAGTTGATTCTATAAGTGGCATGCCTAATAAATCCATGACCATTGATTGGCCTACTATTCCTATGTATTGCTCTACTTTACTTCCATCGGCTTTACCTCTTTGTCCGAAGTTAGTTGTTTCCAAAATCGTCTTACAATGTTCTATTATGTTTTTATCTATTGAGACCGTTATCATCAAATTTGCAGCCTATCTCTGCGCCCCACTGTTCTATTTTTTGTTGGAATTCGACCATTTCCTGAATAGTCATCTTTTTGGTGCTTTTAACTACATCAATCTTTTGGCCATCTATTTCTTTCATCTCTCTTAAAAATTTGTATTTCATCAGCTCATGTATCTCTTCAGTTGAATATCCAGTGTGATTGGCTAATGTTTTGTAAAGATGTCCAAACAGTCTTCTATGTTGCTCTTCCGACCTTGTGTTTTCTCTTATAATAATTGTTGGGTATTTTCCTTGACTTAAAAAATCTTTTAACTTTTCAATTAGAACTGGTAGATTTTGTGGTGATAAATGAAACGGCTGCATCTTTGGCTTCCTTTGCTGTATTAAATATTTGTATTAGTTTTGTATTGTGCCACATAGCATATCTTTCGCTGTCAGGGAGTTTGTATCTTGATATGTATATCTCTTCATGCTCGATGCAATAGTTACTTATTTTTTTCCATCTTATTGTTGTCATTTTGCTTTCACCGCTTGTTCAGCAAATTGTATCGATATAGCTGGATATTTTTTAGGGTTTTTTAATATCCTATGCGCCCATTCTCGCATGCCTTTTAACTTTTTTTCTTTTGGTGTGTTCTCCGCCACATATTGCATGACATTGGCTGCATGCATTCTATTTTGATCTAGCGTTAGTTTAGGTGCCTGAAGGGCTACTGCAAATTCTATTTTGGGTCTTACTAGGTTTAGTATGTCAAAGACTGTCGGTGCGTGTTTTGAAGAGTCTACCCATTGATCAAATGCTTTCGTTACTATTTGAAAATCGTATTTTTCCAGTTTAGCCCACCATACTCTTAATGTATCTTGATCACATTGTGGCTTTTGATATATCGACATGACTGTGTTCATCATCGCTTTAAATCCTTTTTTATCTTGTTCTATCATTTTTCTCCTTTATTTAGCCATTAAATATAAACCTGCATTTCCTATTGCGTATCCAAAATAACATATACCCATTCCATTATTGCCAAGCCAAAATTGCTCTATGCTTATATAGGTATAAATTAATCCTGTAACTATAATTAATGAATGGCTCAAAATGGTGGCTCGTCTGTTATTAAATCAAAGGGATTTTCTTTAGGTTTAGGCGCTAGTCTTTGTATTTTATGATTAGGCCTATGCAATATGTAACATTCAGCTTCATGTTTAGTTCTAAAACGCATGATAGGCTCACCCACATCATCAAATAC